GCGGCGCTGCGCCGGGCCTGCGGCGATCTGATCGCCAGTGCACCGGTTCTGATCTGGTCCGGCAATGTCGCTGCCAATATGTGGAATTGTTTCGAGGTGGCGCTAACTTCCGGTGCCACCGTGCAGACCATGGCTTGCATACGGCGTTTGCAGGAAATGGAAACGCCGGTCATGTGGCCGGGCCAGCGTATTGCCATAGCAAGCGTGCGTATGGCCATTGTCGAAGAATCCAAATTGCTGGCACAGCAGACATTTATCAGCCGCGACGACGTCGATATTGCCATGACCGAGATCGGCGACGCTTTCGATGATGCCGAACTTGTCGCATCTGAAATCGACGATATTGACGATTTCCGCGTAATTCAGGCGCTCCATGCGGCTGTCATGAACGATCTGGCGACGCGGGCACGGCCGCTGCCGCGGATGATCGCCTATGAATTTCCGCAATCGATGCCGTCGCTGTGGATTGCCCAGCGGCTTTATGGCGATGCATCGAGATCGGGGGAATTGATAGATGAGAACAAGGCCGTGCATCCGGCTTTCATGCCGCGCACCGGGCGCGCACTATCGGCGTAGAAATGCCTAATCCTGATGAAGTGGCGGAAGTGCACGCCAATGGTTTTGTTTATGACCGTTGGGATTGGATCGAGGTCGAGGCGCGGATCGGCAACGTGGCGCGGCACATCCGTTTGCGCGTCATGGAAATCGGCGACATTTCGCACGGCTTCAAAAACGTCAGACTCAAGGTCGGCGACACCGCCACCGTTAAGCTTGCCGGCCGCAGCGTCATCACCGACGGCACCGTGACGGTGCGGCAGGTCGCCTATAGCGCAACGACGCATCAGATAGAAATCGTTGTTTCAACCAAGACATGGCGAATCAACAACGCCTCGCCGAAACTGCAACAATTCACCAAAGCGTCATTGTCGCAAATCGCAAACGCGGTATTGGGACCGCTCGGCACTTCGTTCTATCTCAGTGGGAATACCGGCGGCGCCGACAAGCCTTTTGAGCGGATAAGCACTGCGCTCGGCGAAACCGTCAAGCAGTTCATAGAGCGCATGGCCAGAATGCGCGATATTCATTTGACCGATGATCCGCAGGGCCGGCTTGTCGGCTTGCGCGGCGGCACGGCGCCAGAAGGATCGCTTGCGGCGACCCCTGTTGCCTTTCCGGCATTTCCATCATTGCCACGGGCAATCGCGACTCTTGTCGAGGGCGACAATATCAAAGAGTTGCACGGCGTCATGAGCAGCCTTGAAGCAGTCAACACGATCGGCACCGTGGGGCAGAATTTCGGCAACGATGAACATGGCGGTTCACAGGCGAGCGACGTTTATGCCGAAGTGACCAACAATCTGCCGGCCACGGCGCCGGCCATTTTCCAGTTCGCTGCCGAGGAACCGGCCGACAAAGTAGACGTGCAAATGCGCGCCAGCCACGAAAATGCGGCGGTTACAGCAACGTTCATCCAGGTCTATATCACGGTGCAAGGCTGGCTGATGGACAACGGCACGCTGTGGATTGAGCATGTGGTCCCGGTGCAGCCATTCCGCATTTTCTCGCCGATGATGTTCCCCAATGATTGGGCGTCGCTCTATCTTCGTGGGGTATCACATCGGCAAAATAATCAGGAAGGCACAATTACCGTGCTCGAATTCACATTGCTGAACGCAATTGCACCATTTGGGCAGATTGGCGGCCCGGATATCAACGATCTGCTGAACCCGCCGAATCCACCGCAAACCTGAAGGCAAGCAAATGCGATCGACACCATGGAGCACCGGCAATGGTGTGGTTAACTCGCTGTCGCGCATGATATTGCAGTCGAGTGATGACTCGCCGCTGTTGCAGCAATTTAAGGCTAATGGTTTTCACAGCGAAGTCATGGATACGATCGAACATGCTCACCCTTACGGTTTCAGCATGCGGCCGAAAGGTCCGGATCAAAACGGCGGCGCGGAAATTTTCACCAATTTTCTCGGCGCAGCGCGTTCGCATGCCGTCGGTATGCTGATTTCAGACCGGCGCTACCGTCCGAACAATTTGCAGGAGGGCGAGGTCGTCATCCACGATGACGGCGGTACCCAGCAACAGCAGCGCGACGGCAGCAGTGGCGGCGGCGGGCAAGGGCAAGGCGATCAGCCGCCGAATCAGGTCTACCTCTCGCGCGACCGCGTCGTTGTCCATTCGCAAAAGGAGGTGCACGTCCAGCGCGGCGACGCGCACGGGGTTTTCACGAACGGTAAGGTCAAACTGCAATACGGCTCTTTGTCCGTGACAATTACCGACAGCAAGGTGTTGCTCGGATCGGAAAGCGCCAACCATGCCGTGATGACGGTTGACGGGCCGTCACAAAAAGTGTTCGCGGTGCTCGGCGAAACCGATCAGGCGATGCAGGCGGCGCCTGTTGCCAAGCGCACGCAAAAACAGCAAGGCCAGCAAGGCGGCGGCGGCCAACCGGGCGGCGGCACCTGATGCCCGACGTTCGAGTCAAACTCATTCCGATCCCGTCGCCGATATCGGTCACCTATGACTGGTTACAACGGCCCGACGGCATGCTTGACGAGACGCAAGAACTTGCGACCGCTGTCACCATCGCGCTCGGTTCCGACGCGCGGGCCGCAATAGGTGACAGTTTGCCCGATATCGATTCAGACGATCGCCGCGGCTGGTGGGGCGACCTTGATTGCGAGACGTTGTGGGATGCATGGCCGCTCGGTTCGCGGCTGTGGCTCATGGCGCGTGCAGCTATCACCGATGTGGAATACCGCGACGGCGCAGCATTGCAGCGCATAGAGAGCTACATTCATGAAGCCATACAGCCTTTCATTCTGGCGCGCATTGCTTCGCAGTTTGCCGTCAAAGTCGAACGCACCGAAATAAGCACGATTGTCGCGCGGATCATCATCTACCGTGGGCCGCTGCCAGCAATCGAGTTGCGCTATCAAGCGCTGTGGGAATCCATCTGATGCCGTGGTCGACGCCCAGCCTTAAGGACGTGCGCGGCATGACGCGCGATTTTATGCTGGGCCAGTTGCGCGCCATCGCCATGGTGCCCAATTCGATCACGCGCGTGCTTTCCGACGCCATGGCAGGGCTTGGGCACTTGTGCCTGCTCTATGTCGATTGGCTCGCCAGGCAATTGCTGCCCGATACCTCGGAAACTGAATGGTTGGACCGGCACGCAACTATATGGCTGGCAAATGCCGATGGTTCGCGCGGGCGCAAGCTGGGCACGTTTGCAGTCGGCTCGGTCACGATGACCGGCGTATTCGGCAATCTGGTGCCGCAGTTCACGCAAATGACTTCGGCCGACGGCATGACCTACGAGACTACCGAGCAAATCATGATCGGCGACGCGGCAACGCCGGTAGGAGTGCGTGCGCTCACCGAAGGCAAAGCCGGCAACGGGGCACCCGGCGACACGCTGGGCTTTGTCATCGCGATTGCCGGCGTCGACGGCATTGCGACGGTGGTCACGCTGACGGGCGGCTCGGATGAGGAAACCGACGACGAATTGCGCGCCCGCGTCCTTGATCGGATTCAGCAGCCGCCAATGGGCGGCGATGCCGAGGACTATGTGCAATGGGCCTTGCGAGTCGGAGGGGTGACGCGTGCGTGGTCGGCGCCCAACGAAATGGGCATCGGAACATGTACGATCAGATTCATGGCTGACGATCTTAGGTCGGACAATGCCGGCTTTCCGTTGCAGCAGGATATCGATGCTGTGACGGCCTATCTCGACACGGTGCGGCCGGTGTGCGTCAAAGACCGTTTCGTCGAGGCGCCGATACCCGAGCCGATCGATTTCACCATTTTGGGACTCAATCCCGATACGCCGAGCGTTCGCGCCGAGATCGCCAATTCGGTGGCCGGCATGCTTCACCTGAAGGCCAAGCCTGGATTTGCTGTCGATGGTGTCACCTATCCGGCGCAGACCATTTATGCGGTTTGGGTTTCGGACGCGGTTTTGAATAGTCCGGGGGTGAGTTATTTCGACCTGATCATGGCGGATCACATTATGCCGGATAATGGGCATATGGCCGTGCTCGGCACCATTACCTATTCGGTCTAGCGCGCGGGGTTTCGCCTCGCATTCCCAAAAACTGGAAATGTGAGGCGAGTTTAAGCGCATATGCCCGTTATTATCTTAACCGCCTCGCCGGGCTCATTGCAGAGTTGGACCGTCCCGGCCGACTGGACCAGCGGCAACAATACCATTGAGGTCATTGCCGGCGGCGGCAGCGGCGCAACCAACAATTCGGCGAGCAATGAGTGCGCCAGCGGCGGCGGCGGCGGCGCCTATTCTTCGATTTCAAACCTCGCCTTAACCCGCGGCGGCACTGCTTCCTATCAGATCGGGCTTGGCGGTGCCGCGGTCAGCGGCATCACCGCGGGTAATGCCGGCGGCGATACGTGGTTCAACGGCACCACGCTTGCCGGATCATCTGTCGGCGCCAAGGGTGGCGGCGGCGGCCTCACCGCATCGAATACGACAATCGGCGGCGGTGCCGGTGGCGCGGCGGCGAGCGGCATCGGCACGACAAAGAACAGCGGCGGCGGCGGTGGTGGCGTTGCCG